TTTTCCCAATGCTGCACCAAGTACATTACCTGCAATTGCCTTGGCAAAAGGATTAGTGGCCAAAGCATTTTTTAATTCGCTAGCACTTTTGTTTTTTACGTCTGTATAACCTTGAGCCAATGTACCTATTGGACCTAAAGCCTCGGTCATAGAAATTTCACCATAACTTGCGTCATGAGAAGCAACTAATGTATCAGGCATATATAATGAAATATTGGCTAGTGATGCACCTTTTGTTTTTGGTCTATATGTTGGTGCTGAGGCTAGAGTTGCAGCACTATCAGCAACACTACCTAAAACACTTAGAGCATTGTTTAAACTTAAACCACCAGCTATATCTTGAGTAGCTTTAGTTGCTCTGGCGGCTAGTTTACCTGCTTCTGCAGCTCCACCAGCAGCAAGGCCTTTTGAATTTTCGGTAGCTGAATTAAATATATTTTGAACTCCGTCAGCACCTTCAGCAATTTTTAATGATACTTTACCAGCAATTTGATTAAAACCACTAGTATAATCAAATATTGAAAATTGTACGGCATGGCACATGGCTGGATTTGATGATAAATCTGAAGGATACACCAAGTTTTGAGCTGTGCTGTTGTTTGTAAGGCTACTTAGAGGCCCCTTTACAGAACCTAGGAAGGTGTTTACACCACCCAAATTATTTGGTATTATTGTAAAAGCCATGTTGTTCTCTTTAAATTATTATACATATATTTATGGCATATTCAGGACGATTTAAACCTAAAAACCCACAAAAATATGCGGGCGACCCAACTAATATCATATATCGCTCATCATGGGAGTGTAGGGTGATGGATTGGCTCGACAAAAATGATGATATTTTGTCTTGGGGTTCAGAAGAACTCAGTATACCTTATATATCTCCTGCCGATGGAAGGTCTCATCGATATTATCCAGATTTTATTGTTAAATTTAAAGATAAAGACGATAAGCACAAAATAATGATACTTGAGGTCAAACCAAAGTACCAAACACAACAACCCAAGAAACCAAGTAGAGTAACCAAAAAGTATATTCAAGACGTAATGGAATGGGGCAAAAACCAAGCCAAATGGAAAGTTGCTAGTGAATACTGCATGGATCGTGGTTGGGAATTCAAATTGATAACTGAGGATCACCTAGGTTTGTAACTAAATAACCTCATGTCTACATCAAAACTTACAGAATTAGCTCTAGAACGCAAAGCAACCGAGTTTCCAAGGTTGTCCAAAAATTCTATTGCTTGGTTTAAAGAAAAAATAGCAGAAATCAAAAGACCTGCGGCTATAATCCGTGATATAACACAAGAGAAATCTAGAAGAACCAGTCAATTAAAGTTAGGTAGATTATATTGTTTTGCTTACGACCCAAAGACCAAGGATGATTTACCATATTACGATAGATTTCCAATGGTAATAGTGTTAGAAAGTTATCCAGATGGGTTTCTTGGGTTAAACTTACATTATTTACCATACAAGTATCGAGTGGTATTTTTAAACAAATTAGTCAAATACGCAGTCACCGACAGAGAAGATGATGTTGTAAGGTTGAGAGTCACCTATGATATTTTAAATGCATCCAGACGGTTTAAAGAGTTCAAACCATGTCTAAAGCGTTACTTATTCAATCATATGAGGTCTAGGTTACTTACCATTCAACCAAATGAGTGGGAAACTGCCACTTTATTGCCGTTACAAATGTTCAAAGGTGCCACAGCAAACAAGGTGTGGACAGAATCAGCCGAAGAAATAAGGGGAAGTTAAATGGCCGGTACAATCAGCGAATTTCGTTCAAGTTTTAATACCGATGTGGCCAGAGCATCAAGATTTGATGTTAGTATTCCTATTCCATTGGCACTCCGTAACACAAAAGTGGATACACGACAATTATCATTTAGGTGTGATAAGGCCGAAATGCCAGGTAGAACATTTGATACAGCAGAGAAACGAATGGGTTCTGCACCAATTGAAAAATTCCCATATCACACAAAATACGGTGATGTTACTTTAGATTTTATAGTATCAGATGATATGAAAGAGAAAATATTTTTTGATTCATGGATGGATTTAATCAATCCAACAACTGATTACAATTTTCAATACAAAACAAATTATGCTGTAGATGTATCCATTAATCAATATGATGTAACAAATAAACTAACATACACAGCAACATTAATAGAGGCATATCCTACAAACATTAACGAAATGAGTTTGGATTGGAATACGGATGGTTACCATAAAATTGCTATAACTTTTGTATATAAACAATGGATTGGAAGTTACCAAGATTCAATACGTCAAAATATTATTAACGCTGGTCTAACTGGACTTTTAAATGATTTAACAAGAAGCTAATTGAATTGAAAAAGGAGTTTTAAAATGGCATTACCAAAAATTGATACCCCCGTATATGACCTTGAATTACCATTATCAAAGAAACAAATTCGTTTTAGGCCATTTTTGGTCAAAGAACAAAAGAACTTGATGATGGCCATGGAGGCCGATGATAAAGAAACCATCGAAAGAAACATTAAACAAGTTTTAACCAATTGTACCTTGACGGATGGAGTTGTTATTGATAACTTGCCTGTGATTGATGTGGAATTTTATTTCATTCAGTTACGAGCACGGTCGGTAGGTGAGATAGTAGAAAACCGATACATCTGTACCAATGAGATTGAAGGCACTCAATGTGGTCATAAGATGGATGCCAAGTTTAATTTGTTGGAAATCTCTGTTGATATTGATCCAGAAGCAAAAGACGTTATTAAAATTAATGAGTCTATATCAATCAAACTAAAGTATCCAGAATTTTCTTTGGTTGAAAAATTAAAGAAAAAGGAAAATGCTGTTGATATAGCCTTTGAGGTTGTGATTGATAGTATAGAATATATTTTTGATGGTGAACAATACCATTATGCTTCAGAAGTTACTAGAAAAGAATTGACCGATTTTATTGAATCATTAAATCAGGAACAGTTTGGTAGATTGGAAGAATTCTTTAATAACCTTCCGAAACTAAACAAGAAGATTGATTTAAAATGTGGTAAATGTGGATTTGACCATGCGATTAGCATGGAAGGTTTAGAAAGTTTTTTCGAATAATATTTTGTCATGATAACCTGAGGAATTATTATAAAACTAATTTCTCTTTGATGCAACACCATAAGTATTCTCTTACGGAACTTGAAAATATGTTACCGTGGGAAAGGGACATTTACGTGGCTATGTTAGTCCAGTATATTGAAGAAGAAAACCAAAAAGCAAAAGAACAACAAGAGCTAATGAAAAGACGATAAATGGATAACAAATTACAAGAGATGGCCAATAAAGTGGCCTCTCAACCTGGTTACCAAGATTTCATGACCATGCCATTGATGTCAAAGTTGGTTAAAAATATTGTTAGTAACGATGACCAAACTCCATCATCAACAGGCAAACTTCAATCCGATTCCAGTTTTACAAAAATTGGTCCTAGTAACAAACAAAAAGATATCAAGAAAAAAGAATCTCAAGCCGACATCATGGCTAAAATGTTTAACTTGATGCAAGAGCAATATATGTTCAAGAAAAAGCGGATTAAAGATACAGAAAAATACCAAAGAAAATTAAGTGAACAAAAAGAAAAGTTTTTTCTTGAAAGTTTAAATATAATAAATGGTTCAACTGGCAAATCTTTAAAATCAGGTAAAATGGCCAGAGTGGCCAAATCTTCTAAATCTACAGGTTATGGCGCTTTGGGTTTTGGATTAAAAACTGCTGCGGTAGTTGGTGGTTTATTTGTTGCTGAAAGTGCTTTGGCAAATGTTGATTGGCAAAAAGAATTTTCTAGTATAACCGATATGAAAGATTTGGATGTAAGTGGATTGCCAGGTAAAATTCAAAGTATGCTAAGTGAATCTTCTAGTCAACCATCGGGAGATCCTAGAAAATCAATAGAAGATTATATTAATAGGCCAATTAGTGATAATGAGTTTGACCAATTAATCCGAGCAACCTCAGCCGAAGCTGGAGTTAAATCAAATAAAACTGAACAAGCCATGATTATGGCCACTATATTGAATCGTAGTAGAGATACTGGTAAAACAATTACCGAAGTTTTACACCAAAAAAATCAATTTCAAGCTGTAACAGGAACATCAGCAAATGATAATCAACCTTCTCAAAATTATGTAAAGGGTCCATCGGAAGAAAGAAGGGGAGATATATTATCAAGCACAAGTATGTTGTCTGGTGTAGATAAAAATCAGAAACGATTTACTGCCGCAGATAGAAATGCTTATAAAGCAGGAACAGATTTTAGTTACCTTGATAAATTACAATCAACTGGAGGTGATGTAGTCGGAGGAACTCAATTTGAAACTAAAGCACCAATGTCCTCACAATTAAGTTCATTGCAAAATAGTAATGTTAGTAGTGGATATGGATTCAGAACAGCACCTTTACCTGGCGCATCTACCGACCATAAAGGTATTGATATTAAAGGTAACACGGGCGATCCAGTTAAATCGGTCAAAGCAGGAAAAGTAAAATTTGCTGGAGAACAAAAAGG